CCTTTGTTAAAGGCCGCGTCCGGTGAACGTATTGCCGCATTTTGTATATTAAAAACTACGTGATATAAAAATTGTACCTTAGGTGCAAGACGCATATAATCATCTTGAAACAGTCTAGCGGCGTGTTGATAGTCCGCCATATCGCCTTTGCTTTGAAAGATTCCGTTGAATACGTTACCTAAGAATTTTGTAAGTTTTGCCATACTATTATTTAGTCGTAAAAAAAGGCCGAAGATTTTTAGTGTCTACGGCCTTTTATATTATGCGAAATCTAATGATGCTTTAACAGTACAAGTTACTGCTGTCATATCAAAATTATTATCACCGTATGTTGCACCGTATGTAATAATTTCGTCTTCAATTTGTTCTACAAGTGTTTCAGCACCAGCACCATCATAATCTAATGATGGATTTGATTGTTCTACTGCAATCATCATCTTTTGGTTTGACCCATGTAAGTCACCTCTAATAACAACTGTTGCGTACTTGTTACAAACTTCAATACATTTTTGAATTGCTTCGTTAGGACCAACTTCAGCGTTAGCGGCCGCACCAAAGTCAATTTCAAAAAATGTTAAAGGCTTCATGCCAGCATAATTGATAACTGTAAAGTCTTCACCTGGATGTACTTTAATTTGTCCTGCCATTTGCTAACTCCTTAACCTGTCGCTAACGTTCTAATTGTTCTGCCAACTGCTTGACCTAAGCCATCTGGTTGTCCAGCACCATTAGTTTGAATAGCATTATCGTATTGTACCTGAAGTTGAATATCAACTGGGTTTGAATCACTGTATGACAATTGGTTGTAGTTAATATCTTGTATGAAACAACCTACTAACTCGAAAGTTTCTAAAACGCCAGGAGCATTAGCGCCATTACCACCATCAAGTATTTCAATTCTTCCTTTGAATTTATAATCGATACCACTAGCCGCACTTGACTGTTCAAAAAAGTCAAATTGCTTTTGTAACTGCTCACCACAAAGTTTGTTAACACTGTTGTTAACATCATCTCTGATAGTGATCGTTATTGGTTGCCATGTATGTTTACCAGCATAGTAAATTTTTGAGTTGTACACGTCTAACGCGATTGACTCAAAGTTTACATTTGGTCTAGTAACATCTATTACCTGTTTAGTTAATTCTACAACAGGACTACCAGCACCGAAATTTTCAAGTGACAGTCTAAAGCGATACTTTAGTTTTGGCATCAACAAACCTTGTGAGTTTGCAGATTGGTCACTTGCTAATGGTACTGTAAATCTTGATAAACTTGAAATTGCCATTATATTGCTCCTTTTACAGTTTTATTTATCTCCATTATTGAGCCCCTAAAGTAGCAATTTCACCTGTGTTCTTTAATCTCAATGGAATGTAAATGAACTCCACTGCTTTCACTGGTTCTATCGCTATATCTAAGTATAACTCATTTCTGTCAATTCTTGAAGGTGTGTTGTTTGTTTCATCACACACTACTAAGAAATCGTACAGTGCTCTTTGTCCAACTAACTCAAGTAATAGACTTTCTGCCGCTTGTTTGATCTCATCACGTGTAATTTTATCGTTTGGTTCAAACAAGAATGGTTTAGCCAACAAGTTCAATTGACGTCTTAAGTATGCAACTAATCTTGCAACGTTTATTCTGTCTAATGCACTTGCATTTCTGGCTCTTGTTACTTGTCCAAAGTTTACTAAACCGCTTCCAGTTATAAATGTAATTGGATTTAGTTTAGCACCTTGCATTGTGTCTCTTGTACCATCGTTAAGTGAAACTGGTTTAAATTCACCTTCACTGTCAATGAATCCAACACTTGATGCGTTGCTAATACCACCACGTCTTGTACCTGCTGGTGCAAACCATGGAAACGATACTTGATCGCTTAATGCAATAGTTCTTAGCATCATGTGACTTGGTGGAACAACAATATTGTTGCCTGACAAGTCTGTTGTAAATCCTGACGGATAAAAAGTTGCCATGTATTCATCATATGTTAAGAAACCATCTTCACCATCTGCTAACGCATTGTTTGAGTTGTTTCCATATGACTGAAGTTCAGTAGCACTTGATCCTAATCTAAATGGAGTGTCTGCTACAACAAAGCCTGTGATACCTCTGTCAATGTTTAGAGATACTAGGTTGCTTGTAAGTTCTGGATAACCAGGTGCACTTAACAATGTGTATGCTCTAGTTTCTTCATCTCTGATATCATCGTTAGTATCTACTTGTGCTTTAAGTGCCGCAACGATTGTTTTACGTTGTGCTTTTCTACCAAATAGACCTGATCCATCTTCAGCAGTTGTATTGAAACCAACCCATCTGTTAACTTTGTAAGATGCCATTGATTCTTCTGAACCGCCATTGTATGATGTGCCTGTTCCTTTGAATCTCTTGTTCTTACCAGAGTTTTCATTAATGTTGATGTGTGTAGTTCTGAACACTTTAACGTTATTGCCTGAACGTCTTGTGTTCCATAACAACATACCTCTTGGATATAAGTCTGGATCTGGAGCATCTGGATCTAAGTAATCACTTGTTAACATATCTGTTATAAGTGCTTTAGTATCACCAGTTGCACCTGACTTACCGTATCTAGCATCAGCAAATAAAATACCATCTTCTGATGTTTGATCGGAAACGTCTACTGCTTTCCATTCTAAATTTAGTCCATCGTACTTGTAAATTAATGAACCATAGTTTTCACTGTTTGAACTATTAATCCATAAATCACCTTGTGCCAATGCTGTGCCATCTGATTGTACAGTAGGCTCAGTAGCACTCACAATAGGTCCTGCAGGATCAGTTTCGCTTAATGCGTTGATGTAACCTCTCCATGTATTACCATCGTGGTACATAATGTCTACTTCATCTAAATTAGTGTTGTACCATAAAGTACCATCTGCTGGATCGCTTGTTGGCGCACCTGCACTTGCTTGGTATGTTAATGGCTTCCAGTTACTAATTACAAGTCCATCACTGCTTGCCGAACCAGCCGCGTAAACATTATCAACTGCCGCTGAAAAACCAGCAATAGCAACAGGTGTACCGTTACCATCAGTTAATCTAATTTCGCCGCCTAGTTTGTGTGTAATCTTAATTTTGTTATCACTTGTTTTTTCAGCAACAACATTTGTTAAGCCTGCATCACTAATAGCCGCAATCATGTCATCTGCACTAGTTCCTGTGAAACTTACTGTTGCAGATACCATAGCAGTAACTCCTGCTACTGTTTCTTTGATTGTAAATGTTTTTGTTCCTGCACCAAATGTCGCATTTGCAACACTACCTGTTGCTGACGTTGGACTAGGAATTTGTCTTCTGTAAAGTCTAAAGTCTGCTACCGGACTTGATGCTTCAGTTGTGTTTGCAAGTATGAACAGTTTACCTGTTGCAATATTTGAACCACCTGCTGAATCTAAAGTTTTGATAGCCTCTGCCGCACTATTGTAAATTGGTGCGTCAACTGTTGACCATAAACCTGTGCCTGAACTGTATAATTTAACTTTCCAATTAGCACCTACGTTAGGTGTTGTAGTTTTAATGTATACAGAACCAGTTGGTCTTAAACCACTGTAATTTGATCCACCAACTTGTACACTGTCTGTTGATCTCCATAATGGTACTGAACTGTGTGCAGAAATTTGTAATTCAGGTGCTTTGTAATAACCTGCTGTAATTCCTGTTTGTGTTAAAATAGTTCCTGTACCTTCTGCAATTAAAATTGCTCCATCAGTTGTAGTACCGTCTGTGCTAGAAGTACCATCTGAGTAGATTTTAATTCTTCCGTTTGCATCAACTTTTGCACCTACACCAGTAATACCAGCACCGTTAATTGCTTGTACTAAACTTTCAGGTGTTGTACCACCGTTGTTAACTTGCGTATTGTTAATTACCAAGTTAGTTTGGTCAATAACTGTTGGTGTTAAAGTCGCTGTAATTGTTGGCCAACTAGATACCCAAGTTGTTGAGTTCCAAGTTGTTGCAGAACCAAAGCCAGCGGCATCAAATGCACTCTCGTCATTTGAACCTACTTGTACCCAAGCATTGTCTTCGTTCTTATACCAAATTTTATTTTCTGTGTTAAAAGTTACAATAGCATAGTCACCTTTTGCACCTACACTTGCTTTTACGCCTGTGTATGTTGCACCACTTACTCCGTCTAAATCAGATGCTGATGAAAGTACAGTAGGTGATTTGTTAGTAAATGTTTGTGTTGACCCGTTCCATTGGAAAATACCATATAACGAATCATCTGTGTCAAACCAGTATGTTCCGTCTGCTGGAGCACCTGCTGGTGCGTCTGTTTTTCCTTGTAACTCTGCTAGGTTTACATTTGCTCTTACCACGTATGCTCTGTTTGCCACGCCTAGGTATGAATATGCCGCTTGTAAACCATACTCGTTTAATTCATTTCCGTGTAGTGGATTGTTAGAGGAATCTACGTAGAAAGTAGGATTACCAAATGTTTCTGTTAATTCTCTTTGACTTGTGATCAAGTATACTTTGTCTTTGTTAGTTGCTAGTGTACCTGCCGCAGTTCCTGTTCCCGTTCCTGATGGTTTGCTTTCAGCAGTTGCAACAACAATTAAAGGTGTTGTAGCGCCAGCGGCCGGGGTATAGAAACTTTCGTCTATTACACTTACTTCAACTCCTGGTGATGATAGTGCCATGTTCTATTCTCCTTTGTATGGTTTTTACCTAATAGTATTTATGTTTTATTGCAAATTTCAATGCATATTATCGTTTTAAAAAGGGGTAAAAAAGGGTTAGTTTAAATACATATATGAAAAGACCACTATGTAAAAAGTGCCAAAGTAGGCCTGTAGCAGTAAACTATTACAAGGGCGATAGAGTCTTCTATAGGTCAAAATGTGACCGGTGTGCTAGTGGTAAAAAGCCTGGTACTCCATATTGGTATCAAGCAGGATATAGACAAAAAGACAAGTGTGATAAGTGTGGGTTTCAGAGCAAACATTCTGAGCAGTTTAACGTATATCATGTAGATGGTAATCTTACTAATGTAAGTGTGCGTAATTTAAAAACTATTTGTGCTAATTGTCAAAGGACCTTGCATAAACAAGGAATTACTTGGAAGCAGGGAGACCTAGTACCTGATTTCTAATAGCATCTCGCAGGTCATCAATACTACCATCATTTTCAATAGTACCATCAATTTTTTCACCTATCCAAGCATATTCACTTAAATGCACTTTAGGATAGTTTTGTTCCATTTTATCTGCTAATATCATATTCTTGCTTTTCTTTGCTTCTTTGTTTGCTTCATTTTGTCTTAAAGCAACTTCAAACCACTCAGGGTCTGTACCTCTTTTTACACGGTACACTTTGCCTCTTAGGCGTTTTATCATTTTAATTTCATTTGGAAAGCGGACATCGGAAATCACTGCGTCCTGTTTCATTTGCAATAGTCTATTTTCTAAACTAGCGATCCATATATCATCATGGAAGTTTTTTCTTAATACATCTGTGCCCCAGTATTGTAATACCCAACGGGGCGTAAGTTCGGGAATGCCTAATTTTTCACTCCACCATTCGTCTACTTCTTCACGCCATTTTCGGCTTTCTTCTGTATTACCTTCTAATGCTTCTCTGTCCCAACCAAACACGGCCGCAGTTGCATCTTTTAATGTAGTAGCGAAACTGACTCTTCTATAGCCACCCTCACTTACCAAAGTATCGGCGCAAGTGTCCTTGCCCGAGCCTATAAGTCCAACGAATCCAATGATCATATTTTTATGTATCTCATGTAAAATTTAATTATATGTTAATATTATTATTTTGTCAAGATATGATTATCCAATTACAAATGATAATGGAGTAGAACCGTCTACGTATGTTGATAGATCCTGTTCCAATTTTTCCATTTCACCTTGGGCATCTGCTTTTAAGGCATCGCCATTTAGTGAAGTACCACCTTGTGGTGTACTTATGGTTGCAAACTTACCACGTGCTTCTCCAATCATATACTTACAAGTAGCAAGTGTATAATCTTTTAACCATTGTCCTGCATAAGGATCACCTAGCAGTACAAAATCTGGTCTTTTGTTATAACACGCAATCATTACATCTTCATTAGTTCTTGGTCTTTGCATAATTGTTAGTTTGTGGGTTACAGGATCAAATTTAAAATTGATAAATGATCCAAACATTCTTCCAACTAATTCTTGATGTCCTGCAAAAGCATAGTAGGTTGCAAGTCCGCCCATTTGCGTTGAACTTAACAAGTAGGTGTTTGTGTATGCAAGATTAAATGGTTCAAAAATTGTACCACCTTCTCCGCCACCTGTTCTTGATCCTATACTTCTGCGAAATACTTCTTTCACACTTTGTATTTCATCAGGCAACACATAATCATTTACATCTTCTTGCAGTTCTAAAAATGCGTAAGATTCTTCAACTGAATTTTCTGCTCTTTGTCTATATTTTCCCAGTGATTTTTCTAATGCTACTTCGTAATGGTCAACGTCTAATTCAACGTCAATCATGCCATCGCCTAGCATTTTGCGTATATAGTTAAATAATTTCTGCTTTGCTGTATCTAATTGTGTGCTCATGCTATTATTTATTATATTCTCGATCCAATAAATACAAATGTTATGCCAAGATTAAGTTTATATAAACCAGAAAAATCCGCTGATTATCGCTTTATAGACAAGACTGTGTATGAAGCATTTCAAATAGGCGGTACAGACATATTTGTACATAAGTACCTTGGGCCTGTTGAGCCTGGTGTAGGAACACCTACTCAACCCAAACAAGTGTCAGATATTCCTGAACAAAAAATACAAGATTTACTATTTTTAGAAAATAGAGATAGACAGTATTCACAAGATGTTTACACATTACGTGGCATCTACAACGTACAAGATTTAGATATGGACTTATCACAATTTGGTATGTTTTTGCAAAACGACACTGTGTTTATAACCTTTCATTTAAACAAAAGTGTTGAAGCAATAGGTAGAAAATTATTAAGTGGTGATGTTTTAGAATTACCACACCTAAAAGACGACTATGCATTAAATGACTTCCAAGTAAGTTTAAAAAGATTTTATGTAATTGAAGATGTAATTAGACCAAGTGAAGGTTTTTCGCAAACTTGGTATCCACATTTATTAAGAGCAAAATGTAAACCAATACTTGATTCACAAGAATTTAAACAAATTTTTGATAAAGAAAGCGGTGAAGAAGGCAAATCACTGCGTGATGTTATGTCAACATTTGAAAAAGAAATGCAAATTAATCAAGCAGTATTACAACAAGCAGAAGAAGACGCACCTAAATCAGGATATGATACTAGCAAGTATTTTGTTGTACCAACAGATGATAATGGTGATGTTAATATCGTTGATGATGGAGTAAACACACCAACACTACAAACACCAAGTAAAAATTATTACATAAGTTATGGCGGTGGTGACGGTATACCAGCAAATGGATCACCATATACATTTGGTACAAGTTTTCCTAGCAGTGCTGAAAAAGGTGCATACCACTTAAGAACAGATTACTATCCTAATAGACTGTTTAGATACAGTGGAAATCACTGGTTAAAAGTTGAAGATGGTGCAAGAATGAGCCTAAACAACACTGAACCAAGTAGTCTTGTTAAAACTTTTGTTAACAATGATGCAACACGTACTTCAAGAGATGGTAGTACACAGGTTGCTGTAAAACAACCTTTAAGCAAAGCACTTAAACCAGAGGCAGATAATTAATGGATCATTTTTATGACGGACAGATAAGACGTTTTGTAACTCAATTTATGAGAGCATTTAGTAATTTTAGTTACAAAGACAGTGCTGGTACATTGAGAAAAATTCCTGTAACATATGGAAACTTAACAAGACAGGTAGCAAGTATAATAAGAGATAACAGTGAAAACAAAGTTATGTCAGCACC